TCTGCATTTGTTTTCTCGAACATGGTGAACATAACAAATTGATTATATTCATCACCACCGAGATTGTCGGGATATTGCAAATCAACTTGACCCTTATTGGGACCAGAAACTACATTATGTCTATGATAATCAAAAATACCAGAAGGTTCATTGTTGAGCCTGTGGAAAACATCACGGGATGATCTAGATGTATTGCCTGCTGATGGCATTTAAAACTCCTAAAGATACATAGAGTATGAGTTATAAGGGAAGGTATAAATCTAAAAATCCCTCCAAGTATATAGGCGATCCTACTAAGATTATTTATCGTAGTTTGTGGGAAAGACGCTTTATGTTGTACTGTGATGATAACGAAAATGTACTATCTTGGGGATCTGAAGAGGTAGTTGTACCTTATAAGTCTCCCGTAGATGGTAAGATGCACCGATACTATGTAGACTTCATTGTAAAGGTAAAAACCAAAGATGGGAACACTTCTATGAAACTGATTGAAGTCAAACCAAAGAAACAATGTTTACCTCCGAAGAGACAATCAAGAAAAACCAGACGGTATATCAATGAGGTAAAAACATGGGGGGTCAATTCTGCAAAATGGGAGGCAGCAACTGAATATGCCGAAAGTCGTGGGTGGGTTTTTCAAATTCTAACAGAGAAAGAATTACAACCATAATGGCAGATCAACTTATAAAAGAACAGGCTATAGAAATAGGCAATGCTACCCGAACTGTGATATACCAGAGAAATGTTTTTATAAAAAGAAACCTAAGAAAGCAGTTACTCGAAACTCTATCTTTGGGGTTTGCTTTTAAAGCAATATTTCAAAAGTTCTACCCATCCGAAAAGGAGTCAACAGTAGAACCAAAAAAAGCAAGTGAACTCGAAACTTTTGATGATCTTATAAACTTCTTTACCAAGACTATAGAACTTGGATTCGGAGGAGAAGAGGCTACTCCAAACGAAGTTACCGAATATCTACTGACTTCGGATGAAGCAATAAGTCCATATGACATTTCAGATGGTGGTATGTTCATGTTCAAGTACGACCCTACTACAAAAAATGATCTAAAATATTATGACGCAATCCCACTCATAATCATGATAGGAAGAACTAGCGATGGATTCATAGGGTTGAATCTACACTACCTCCCTGAAAAATATAGAATAGCCTTACTGAAAAAGTTATTTTCTAGTGTTGATTTTTCTAAAGTAGACGCAGAGAGTGATGTTCAATCCAGATTAAACGTAATATCTGCCTATAAACTTATAAAACCGACATACAAACGTTATAAATATGATGGTGTCTCTTCTAGGTTGGTAAGAATACCAATAGAAAATTGGTTGATAGCAGCTCTACTACCAATTTCTAAATTTGAAGGTAAGTCAAGAAAAGAAGTTTGGGATGACTCCAGAAAAATAATATTCGAAGAAGAAAGAAAAATATAAATGCCTGCACCTAGTATAAACCAAGCAATTACACTGGCTTCTAGGCTATACAAGCCTACGAAGTTTAGACTTCATATTCCCAAACTACCAAATGTCATTGCAAACAAATCTACCTTGTTTGGAACTGCTTCACAAATCGATACAGAATTACAGTTCGCAACAGAAAGTATATTTTTCCCCTCCAGAAATATATCAAGCGAACCATACAAGACAGCAGGGCCTGTTGATGAGATCCCATACGAGTCAACATACAGCGGAGATCTTGATATAGCAATGCGAGTTTCTGCTGATTTTAAAGAAAGAATGTTCTTTGAAACTTGGATGGACAGCACAGTAAACAGAGTAACACAAGAATTTTACTACCCCGATCAATATCGATGTAATGTTTTCATATCAGCATTAGTTGATAATGATAAAGAGATGTTTAGAATTAGATTAAGTGAAGTTTGGCCCAAGTCAATCGGTAGAGTCTCTGTTGGTCAGGGTCTTACAGACACCATTGCAGTTATGCAAGTACAACTATCGTTCAGACGTTACTTCGTAGAGTTACCAGTAACAGGAGATCCACAATTCCCAAGAGAATCTCTCCCGCCAGGAAAACAAGAATGGATAGATACGCATCAAAGATCAGCAGATGAATGGTGGCTAAACCAAGTTGCCCCAATCACAGTAGATGAAGACGGAACAGAATGGTTTGAAGCCTAATATTAACATGGAGAAATTATGAGTTTACCAAAAATTGAAATACCGACGTATAGCGTAAAACTGTCTGGTATAAACAAGACAATCAAATATCGAGCATACACAGTAAAAGAAGAAAAAGTATTATTGATGGCTGTTCAGTCAAGAGAACATAAAGAAGTAATGGAGACAATATTACGATCATGTCAGTCATGCATTTTTGACGATATTATTGTTAAAGATTTACCTATTACTGATCTGGAAAAATTAATGGTTTCCATTAGATCAAAGTCGGTAGGAGAAACCACAAAAACTGCACTGAGTTGTCCGTATTGCGAAGAGAAAACCGATATAGAGATAAATCTAGAAAACATGAAAGAAATTAGTGACATAACGATAGAGAGTGTGGTTCGACTCAACGAGGACTATGGTTTACAATTAAAACCACCAACCATGTCTTCCATAAACGATAACCTAATATCAGAACAAGATCTGTTGACTAATTCTATCGTTTCAGCAATAGAGTCTGTATTTGATAAAGAAAACGTATATGTTTTCTCTGATTATACAGACGACGAAAAGAACAAATTTGTAGATGACTTGAGTATTGAAGATGCTAAAAAAATAGCTGAAGGATATATAGGTAAATTACCAAAAAATGTCATCGACATAAATTATAAATGCCCTCATTGTAATAAACAAATAAAAAGAGAACTGGACAATCTAGTCGATTTTTTTACCTGATTAATAGTCATACCAGTCTTTATGACTATTATAAAACGAATCACGAACTGATGTACTGGCACAAATATTCGTTATCAGAATTAGATTCATTATATCCTTGGGAAAAGAAACTTTATATTGATATGATTTTAAGTGAAATTACAAAAGAAAAAGAAAATAAATCTTAATGCCAACATTACTAGAATCAATAATCTCTGCACAAAGTTCTTCATCTAAATCTTCTACCCAAGGTTTAAATGATGACACCCGTGATGTAATTTTAGCAGACACCAATAAATTTGAAGTGTCGAGAGAAATTAAAAAATCAGTAATAAACATATACAACCCCAAGACCGTTATTCTAGGATCAGATGATGTGGACAAAACCACACGATCAGAGAGACGAGAAGAAGATTTAGAGAGAAGAAGAAAGGGAATAGTCGGTAGTCTTGGTGGTGGTGCAGTTGGTGGTGCAGTTGGTTTGGGTGGTGCTAACAATCCTACTACCAGTCCTGACGGTGATCCTGACGGTAGTACTGATTCTTTTCTTCCTGGCATTATTAAAAGAAATCCAATTACTAGTGCCCTAGGCGCCCTCGCCGTTGGCAAAGGCGCCCTCGCCGTTGGCCGTGGCAGTGGAATTTTAGCCAGAATACTAAGCCCATTTAGAGCATTTTTACCAATGGGAGTTGGATTAAAACCGTACATAGATGGAACTAAAAGTTTTACACAGTTAATGGCAGCAACAGGAAAATCACTTACAAGTTTTGTCAGTAGACTACCAAATATGGTTCGAGAAGCTAAACTTGCAAGAGAGTTATCTCTTGGTGTTGGAAGAATATCAACACAAACGACAGGTTCATTAGGTGCTAACGCATTCAGATCTATCAATCCTATACAGAGAATGATGAATCAGGTCAGAGGTGTAGGTGCAGCAACATCACAGTTTGGAACATCTTTTGCAAACTCTGCTCGAACCATGAACGTAGCCAGAAACGTAAAGACAGGATCACGGGCATTGATGAGGGGAACAGCCAGAATGCTCTTCAAATCTCCTTGGGGACTTCCATTCTTAGTGGCATCTGAAGGATTATTCTACGGCCTTGATGCAGCAGACGAAACAAATCGTCACAGTCAAGATACGATGAATGCCCTTGGATATAAAGAAGGAAGTCCAGAGTTTAAGATGAAACAAAGAAACAACCTGATGGAATTATTCAATGGTATGTCGGGAAATCAATACCACAAACAGATGGCAGATTTTTATGAAAATGAAGCATCGGGTGTATTTGAAGAAGTGAATAAAGGAAGGGTATCAGGAGGAGAGTCTGCAATCACAGAACAAGAGTTTATAGGGGGAATGATGACTTCTACTTTTGAAAATCCAGTAAGTGGTATGAGAAAAATAAGTGCCTCATCCTTCTCAGAACTTGCAGGAAAACATAGAGAGTTAATTGGGCAAGAGCATGTCGGTGGTGGTGATAGTTTAATACCTGCTAAAGAATATAGAATAGGTTCGCTGACCAGTGATTTAGTTGATTTACCAGAAGAGATGGTAAACCCATCAATGGATATGGGACCTGTGACTTCTACTCCTTCTATGTCCAGAACTATGTCGAATTCAGAGTTTGAATCATATGAAATGCAACCAGGCGATCGTGCGACCACCAATCGAGAAAGTCCTGGTCAGGTAACTATAATCAATCAACAATCTCCCCAAACAAATCAAGAAGCGTCTCTACCAACTAGAGAGTTAGAAACTAGACCTTCTAGCACTGAAGAATTACGAAGATCTTCATACGATCAACAACCCGCGGGTTCTATTCCTGGCCGCAGCGGTAGGAATGCAAGTTAAAAAAAAGGAGAGTGGGATAAACCCACTCTCCTCTCGCTCTAACGCTTTAAAAAGATTTCAATCTTCGTTTGCAAGTTGATTGAAGTAGGACATTGCGTCCGTACCCTCGTCAACCTTCGGCTTGAAGTCCTCTTCCTTTTCTGAAGCGTTACTGTGTGAAACACTCTCCACATTGTCAGACTCCGCAGTAGTTTCCCCACCACGTTCATCACCTTGAAGAACCGCGTCGAGACGAGCCTTGAGTTCGTCATACGACTTGAAGTTCGACTCACTTACAAATTCATCCAACTTGTATTGAGTCTTCCACAGACTTTCCAACTTGTCATCATCTCCATGAAAGAGAGGTGATACAGATTCAAATTCTGACTTGTCATAATTGACAAATCCAGAAACCTTACGCACCTTCAACTTGAAGTTTGCACCCTTCCAGTAATCGAAGGGGTTGGTTGCCTCTTCGTCCTGAAACTCTGGATTCATTGACTCCTGAATCTTGTCGAAGATCTTCTTACCATACTTATAGAGGAAAACCTTGCCCTCGTTCTGAGGGTTTGCAGGATCACTCACCACAAGAATGTTAGAGATATAACTGAGACGACGCTTACGCTGACGAGCGATATCCTTATCACTCTCAATTCCACTGTTCCAAAGTCTACTGTTCATCTCAGAGACTGGATCCTTCTGACCAAGAGTAGTCAGTGAATTCTCGATAAACCAGCCACCTGGTCCCTTGAATCCATGATTGTACAACTTAACCCACGGAATGTCTTCTCCGTCTGCGGCTGGAAGAAGACGAATAACAGCGAAACCGTTACCAGCCTTATCCAGTTCAGGACGCCAAAAGCGGTCATCCTTGTAGTTGTTTGTCTTGTCCATGTTCTCCATTTTCTTCTGGAGACTTTCTAGACTTGAATTGGACTTGTTCTTAAAATCTGAAAAACTCATATGCATTTCCTTTCCCGAGGGACTACCTCGGACTAATGATACTGTTGGGAACTCCCCAACACTTGGTATATTATAACACGATAACGTACCGTGTCAAATATTAAATTGGTAATTTTGGTGTAGAAGGTAGCATATTAAGGATTTCTCCTTCTGCCTGTATCTTCTCGATTATTGGTTTTGATAAATACTTAGCCGCAGCGGCTGGTTCAATTTCATTTTCTTCACATATTCCTATAATGGCATCTATGTAAGAACCACCATGCAGTTTAACGTATTCTTGGAGATCCGTGGTAAACAGTCTCTCGATTTTTTCAAACATTATAAATCTCCTCTGGGGATTATTATATCAAATTTACCATCACACTACAAGTATATATACTAAGAATATAGGAACACATCCTAACGGAGAGAATACATGGCTGTTGACGATAGCGTACTCATAATTGAAGGATCGACTGCGGAAAGAATTGCTACAGACTTTGTTACTGCTGGCAGCACATCCGCACACTATCAGTACATGAAGGTTGCATGGGGAGCAGACGGAACCGCAACTCCCGTTAGTGCTGCTACAGGAACTCACCTTCCTGTTCAATTATACATTGGCGGCAGTGCGATAACATCTACTAGTAATGCACTTGATGTAAATCTAAAAACTTCTTCCATTAGCGTAACTACTGATCTTGGAGTCAGAGGACTCACTGCGGAGTATACCGCCGGCGGTGGAACCTATAGTGGCGACATTGTAGGTGTTACTGGTGAAGTAACGATCACTGATACTGTAACCGTCAAGGGAAGTGGTAAGTCTGCCGATGTATTATATGTCTCTGGATACGGAGGAATGACTGCTGTTGAAGTTTCTGCAATTGACTTTGACATTAGAGGGTTGACGGCCACCTACACCGCAGGTGGCGGAACCTATAGTGGTGATATTGTAGGTGTTACTGGTGAAGTAAGTGCCAATATTGTAGCCAGTGGTGTCACTCTTGGAATAACTTTTGACACTGCAACCACATTCCCAATTACCACTGGTACTTTGGGTGTAACATGGGACGCTGGAACACAATTAGATGCCAACATAACGAACACTGATTTGGATATTCGTGGACTGTCTATGGGTGTTCACGGTAGCACAGCGATGCACGTTGCTGCAAGCACCGACACAGTTATAGTTCAAGGTGTAACAAACGCCTATCCAGTAGCGGTTCACTTAACGGGTATATCAGGAGACGGAAATCAATATCCAGTAGGAATTTCTGGAGATGAACTTAAAGTTTCATTCGCTAACGGAACCGTTAGTGCTACCATAACCGACACAGATATAAACCTTGCTACTGTTGCAAATGGTGTAACTATCGGTATAACTTTCGATGACGGAACTATATTCCCCATATCCACTGGTGCCACATTAGGAATTACATGGGATGCAACTTCAGAGATAGACGCCAATATAACCAACGCATCTATTGCTGTTACCTCCACGGATCTAGATATTCGAGCGTTGAACTCCGCCGATAAAATTACCGCTATGGGATTCAGTGGTCCAGCAGGACTATCTGCAATGCCTGCAATTTTATATGGTGGTGTTGCTACATCACATCCAAGACCGTTAGGTGTGACCATAGGTAAAGAACAGGTAAGTGGTATAACAACTGAACTTCTCCATGTTCGTGTCGAGGGTTCTGGTATCACCAATGTAACTGCTCTACAAGTTCAAGGAAGAAATGATGGACTTACCCTGTTCCCAGTCTCCATCATAGGAACCACGGGCAAAGGCGGACATGAACTAGGTGTAACATGGGATCAGTCAGGAATCCAAACCGTCGTAGGAGCAGGAGTAACCGCACACAACTCTCCGTATGTAAATAGTCTCCTAGTCGGAGTATCTGCTCCAAATTCAATAGGAAACGAAGCGATTGTACCAGTTGGAATCTCTGGTGGCGCTCTTAATGTTAACTTAGTCAACACTGACGCAGTATCATTCAGTGCTACAGTTGATGCCAACACCACGGTTGCAAATGCAGCAAACGCAGCAATTCCAGTTCATGGTGCAACTACAGATGCTACGGCAATATATGTGTCGGGTACTGCTGGATCGACAAGTGCGTGGCCCATCATGGTTCAGGGTTACACCACCGGAAATGGACTTGATGCCCCAATCGGCGTAACCTTTGAGTTCAAGCACGAACTAGAAGGACTCTCTGGTGGAATCACTGCTCTGCACAATGCACTTGCAGGTGTTAGTCTTGCAATAACGTTGCAGGATGCGACGTTCACTGCAACTAACACCGAATTAGGAACTCTAAATAGCAACATAACCACCACCAACAGCAGTCTCGATTCAATGGTATCGGCTTATGTTAACGGTGTAGTTCCAGCAACCGTTCCAGTTTCTGTTTCGGCTCCATCCAGCGTACTAACTTATCGAGTTGTTGTTACTGAGGAGATGCAACTGGCTCATGGTACTGGTACAGCAAACACAACAGCGTTTAATTCGGGAATTAGAATTAAACTACATCAAGATGCATCTGGTCCCGTGTATGTGGGTGGTACAGATGTAACTGTGTCAAGCGGTTACATGTTAAATCCCGGAGAAGATTTGTTCATAGAACAACAGTTCACTGATACAATAGGACTTATATGCGAAACTGGTCTAGTCAACATGAATGTTTATGTAATAGGATATTGATATATGCCCCTGATTGATAAAGTTTATGATTCGGAAAACTACGGTGAATGGTATCCGTGGGGAACTGCCACAAGTCGAAATTATAGTAACACATATCCAACAGCGATTAAGTTGTTACACTCTACTTCGGCCCAAGTGAACTTGGGGTTTAATATTGAATTAGGGACAAAGGTAAACACACAGTTACCACCGTCATCTATTGAAGCCTCTATAAAAACTTGGCCTGATGATTTAACGTCAAATGTGACGACATATAGTGACACAACCACTATATTCAGGTATAAAGTTAATGATAACAGTATTCAAATTGAAATCATGAAACCACCGGTAAATACGGATGATCAAGCCAAATTCGAATTGTATAAAGATTCTCTTCAAAGATTATTCGAAAGAAATATAACTGATTATTTAGATTTCGGTACTATCCTAGATGAAAGTAGTATAAACCAAGATGTCAGCAACTCTAGATATTTTGTCGAAACTTCATTCGTAGACGTAGACGACCCAGGTCCACTTACAATTATCGATGATTCTGATAAGTACAGTATAACAGTAAGTAATTTTCGATTAATACTAAGTACCGATGTCCCTTTCACGACTAACAACACGTTTGTCGAAGGCGGTACTATACAATGGTTACCATTCGAACACCAAATTACCGAAGATGAAATAGAATCAGATTGGTTAGTATCATCTACTGCTACTGGTAAATTTGCCGAAGAAGGTCAATATATAAAACTCCAGAAGCCGGGTTCACAACCTGCCGGATCAAATGCAGACAGAATTTTTCAAGTTGGTAGATACGTCGAATTAACTAACCCAGATGAATCTATATCAGGACATACTGAGGTTATAAGTGTAGATGGCACTCCTCTCTCCGAAGACGTAACTCCAATAAACTACGATATTAAAAACGTATCCATGCGTCCGAAATTAAGAATTAGATATAGAATACCAGCACCGGACAATACATCTAATGTAACCGATCCGGATCGAGATGCTACCAATAAAATATTTAAATTCAGTACTGACACATCCAATAGTACTTTTGGGTATCATCATTTTTCGAACAACGGAGTTCAACCACTCAACCAATGGATTGGCGATTTAGAAAACGATCCAAAGAATTATTTTTTCGGAGATGACAACGGAAACTCTATCCTCGCTGGGTTGGGTGGGATAAGGCAACCTAACTGGGGACAGTGGCACACAGGGATAATGGATGGTCCTAAAGCAACAGGTTTTAATGCTATCGAATTGAGTACCACTTTTGTTACAGTAGAAGGCCCAGATAAAGAAAAGAGAGTAACTCCGTGGAGAAAAGCATATAGATTCCTGAATAGATTTAAATTCAACGGAGCATCAATATCATTATTCCACCAAGCCGGCAACGGATTTCCAGATGCAGAAGGTAAAGCATTCTTTAATATGAAATATGATATTGTGTCTGGTCCGATTTCTCAAGGTCAACGGGGAATTGAATATCCATTATCATGCGTCCATAGACCCCCATGCTTATATGCAGCAGATCTCAGTGAGGAAAACGATCTCGGAAGTAATCACATAACATTAGGTCACAGCATAACAGACTCTAGTCTGGAGTCTGGTAACTGGTGGGAGGCAGACAATCGTGACTATGATGGAAATGGAGTAACCGATCCCAGTTGGAATAGAGTCTCCGCAAAATATTACATAGAACCTGATGGGTATGGGTGGCAATTAAAAGAGCAAAATAATCCAGATTCAATAACCTTTACCCTGAATCTATCCGACGCAGGATCAAGATCAGGTTTAGGTGATTATGATTTTACGGGTTCAGTTTCGTGTACAGACATCGTAATACCAGCATACTCGGGAGAAACCCTATACCGTGAATTTACAGACAACGACCAAGGTTTTATGGTAAACAACTATGTAAATTCGGGAAGTCCAGTTGATGCTATATTCTTTGATATCAGTCAGACTGATGAAATTTTAAGAATGAGTGGGTCGGGTGGATCCACCCCTAATCATTCGATGGAAAGATGGAAAGATACATTCGATGGTATCGGAGTAAGAAATAAAACAAAAAATGAATTTAAGAACTTCCCCTCATCTTCTTTCATGAAGCGTATCTCTAAAGATTCTAATGGTGCCGATCTAGATACTAAAGAGAATTTCGTAGTAGCAGTGTACACCAATGAATCTACCAGTTGGTTAAACAATTGGGAAACTAACGACGAAATAGAAGTAAAATTCAATTCTAAAAAGGTGATAGCGGACTGGAGTAATCCTAGTCTAAATTTAGACACCGCGACGTATGTGCCTATAAGTTATAGAGATTTAGATGTTGAGTATATGGATGATATCCGAGATGAATTTACTTCATCGGCAGGAAGCATCAACGACTTCACTATAACTTCTGATGGGGAAGTAGACGGAAATATCACCATCGTAATAGACGGTGATATTCCAAGTAATATTAAATTACGCTACGAAGAAAGACCAGACTAGTCGAATCTTTCCAACTGAATTCACTTATTCCAAGGAAAGAACTTTCGTACCCAATACCAAATCTTTCTACCGCATAATGCGCCTAGACCGAAGATTACCAGAGTATAAAAAGTAGTCCCAAGAATATCGGTTAAATCTAAATTTTCCATGTACATTTCCTTTCATGAAATTTCATGTCATCTAATATGTATATAAAAAAACCTCGACTCAAATTTTCCTCAAGGTGGGGCGCAGAGAGAAGGCTGGGAATGCTATCAAAAACACTGCCTGCCAATTTGAGTCGAGGTGATTTTTAGTCTTGCAGGTTTCGCTTGTAGGGGAACACCATATGTATCACTTCTCTTCTTCGAATCTTCCTCGAAGAATTCTAGTATCCATACGATCACGGTACTGCTTCGGATTCTCCCACAGACGAACATTGCCCATGAGATCCACCTTGCACTTCCAGATCATACCACACATTACGAAGAAAGCAAACGACATTCCGTATTCAATCGGAATAAATCCTGCGATCATTAGAATACCAAGAAAGGCATTCAGTGTAGTCATCATCAAAAGCATAGTCATTGCGTACTGCTGTTCAAACATTAAGTTTCTCCACCTTAAGGGCATCTTCTCTTTTTGCAAGAAGATCGAGCCAGTGTTGCTTTTCATTATCACATTGTCTAATTCGAATCTCTGCTATATCTCTAAGGTGACTCGAAGTTAGATCATAACAAGAATGCTGTCTTACAAATATGAGTTCTTTACCATCCCAAGTTACTTCGGACATCCATTCTGTATTCATTTGTGGTTCTTCCTAAACTGATTATTGTTATCATTTGCGTCCGCCGCGGCATCTTGTGCATACCACTCGGCGTAAATAATTCCTGCTTCATCTAGGCGAGTTGCCCCTTCAGGAGAGAAGGTTGCCAACTTCTCGACTTCTTCCTGTCCTTCTTCGCTGATCCATGCATCAAACTCATAAGTGAATCGAGCAAGATCATTCTTACCCATAATCTTACCAGTGATAAAGCAGATGTCTTCTTTGAAGTCTATCCAATTTAGATTTTTATTTTTTTCCATGCTCATATTATATAAACCTTCAAGAGAACTGTCAATTAGTAAATAACGTTTTTGTACTTGCTGTGTTTGTAACAATTTTAACATCAGGAATGCCGAATATTGTCACACTTCTAGTTTCTGTTTTTGGTTGTTTAATTTTTAAGCCAGTCTGGGTAAAATTGGCATTATGTAAACCTTCGATGTAGATTTTTACTTTATTGGTAGTGCTAGACGAAAGTTTAGTTTTCATCTGTGTATTATCCGTATCATGTATTACGATTTTATTTTTCATTACCGTGTTACATCCGAAGAAACATTAAATCGCCCTTCGACAATTCTAGAAACAGTTCCATCGGTTGCAGTTAATTCTAGATCATAGAAATGTCTACCCTTTGGTGCATTCTTCATTGTAGTGTGGTCTGCAAGAACGAATATACCACCAGTTATTCCTGCGGTGGTTCCAGTAGAACCAGCGTTGAGGTAAATACCACCAGATCCAGAAGTTCCATCGTATGTCGCACCAACCACATATTCACCCGTCGATCCGCCACCAGTCAGTCCTCTTTCGTAGGTGTTACCCGAAAAATGAAGTAGAATTCCTGATGCATCGATATGTCTACGGACTTGCAGATCGGCAGTATAACCACTAAGATCAATCCCAACTGATCCTAATGTTTGATACTCTACAAATAGTTTAAAAGATGATCCACGATCCACATTAATATCATGCTTTGCTGATGTCATAGTGATCTCCCTTTATTCTATTTATGTATCTAATACGGCTGGTGGGACTCGAACCCACATGAGGGAAACCCTCGACAGATTTTAAGTCTGTTGCGTCTGCCAATTCCGCCACAGCCGCTTTAGTTTATCGAACCTTCTTACCGTTACCTCTACGAGAAGTTTTCGCAGGAGCGTTACCCTTAGTCACCTTTGAATTTCGGGGAGATCCTGCCTTCATCATGTTATTAACGTGCTTAGATTGTGAAGAATTCTTAGCCATTGTGTTTCCTTTCAGAGAAGTTCTATGTCAGAGTCTGTAGTATAGTAGATTTTGTCGAATAGTGCAATAGACCAAGGTAAACAAAAACGACAAGGTTTACTTTTTCTCATTTCACCAAACCGATTAAATCTAAAATTGCAGAGTGTTAAATTATCTTTGGACCCTTTATATCGAAGAAGTGCATCCAATTCAGAATGTACTTCATCAAATCGGTAGCCGTACTTTTTCGCCATCGGGTGTGTTCGGAACTTGTTCGTTCCAATTGAAACAATTTCATTCTTACGAACTATGATAGAAACATGCTTTTTCGGTCTCGGTATTTCTAGAGAGACGGGAAGAGCAGTATCCATAACCTTTGTCATTGTTTTACTATTCATAATTAAACTCCCCCACTTGGGCTCGAACCAAGGACCTAGCGGTTAACAGCCGCTCGCTCTACCAACTGAGCTACAGGGGAAAAAATACACGCTCGATAGGACTCGAACCTACGACCTGCGGATTAGAAATCCGCTGCTCTATCCAACTGAGCTACGAGCGCCTAGGGTTTACTCAGTTAGAGTCAATGCAGGTCCACTAATAGACTGCTTAGTAGGAATTACCAAACCATTACCAAACGCAGTATTATATTCGTTGATAAGTTCGTCATGGGGCTTTACCATAAAAGGAATGAAACTTTCCTTGATAGTAATACCATCTGAGATATCAACGTAGGGCATCCAAGGCATCAATCCAATGCTGCCCTGTCCTGTTGGAAGGATAAGTGCGGGCTTCTTTAGGGTTACAGTGCGTCGATTACGAGGTACGCTACCATCTTTCGTACTCCCCACGTCAGCGATTACCTCTTCGCCGCTGTTTAGTCTTACGATCTGAATGTTCATTCTTTTTACCTTTCTTGGATCCGAAGATCTTTTCATAATTTTCTCGATACTTATCGAGATCTACTTTTCTATATTTATCACCTTTACCGGCGCCGTGTTGTCCACCCATAAATATCCTTTCAAAAGAAAACCGCCAACGGGAGCTCACAAGACTCTCCTCCGTATCTTGGATCTCCCGCTGGCGGTGTTAAAATATGGGACTCAGGGTTATTGTATACCTGAAGGAAGCAGCACGAACGTACAATTTCTGTAGTAATCTGCTTCCACTACTCCACACATCCCGCTAAGGATCATCTCATACAAGCATTTCTGCATCATACGGACAGGTCGCTAAACCATTTGGAGTTTGCACTATCCCCATTCGTAGAGGATTGTTATGCGAGTCCCGTAAGGGAGGTAATTAGTCTCCCTCACATTATTTCTTATTCACTTGTCATACGAGTATTATACTCGTTGTGGTGGGTTTGTCAATCCCTAATCTTAGAAATTTCATCATGAACTTGATCTTCGATCTTACTGATCTGAGTCCAAAGTTCGTCGTGACGGGCATCACGTTCACGCTCTTCAAGATTATTTTGTGCCTCGATGGTTTCCTTTCGGAAACGATACACAAGAATAATTCCAGTAGCGATAATCAAACCCATGAAAAGATTTGCTTGATCGGTCTGTTGTGCATAGAATGCACCAGACGCCGTAAGAAATCCAAGTGTATTAACTTCAGTATTACGAAACATTTTAGTTCTCCTTGTTCCAGAGTACCTTCAAAGTCTTATCGTAGACCATAAGGTATCTGTGTTTTCTACTTCGTTGGCGCCACTCTCCGTCGAGTCCGCTCATCTTACCTCTACTATGCTTTAAGAATGATCCATCTTCTTGTTTGATCCAGAAATCTTTCTTTGAATCGGACAAACCATAGTAATTAAAATTTGATGCTTTGTAGATCGTACCTTCATGGTAATCTGCATCAGCATAACTTAACACCGCTCTAACCATAGTTGTTTTTCGCAACCTTCGCAGACATCTTGAAACGAACCATGACGCCAGATTTTTTTCACTTCCTTGGACGGATGGGTGCAGACACAACCTGCTAAGTTCGAAAAGTCCGTCCTGCTGATTACGTTGTAACCCGAATGCTGATTGTGCCAATTCGGGAACTGGTAATCCTGTGAAAATGCATACCCCAAGAAGTCCTTCTGATGAAATTGTTTCGTCTCGAAAGAGTCCATAGTTATATCCACTCTTAAATCCACGGGAATGATCCTTCAAGTAATGGTATTCAAGAAGTAAATCTTTTGCATCTTTTTTACCAATACGATAGATCGTAAAATTCTTCATAAAGCGTCTAGACGGACTCGAACCGTCAACATTTAGTTTGGAAAACTAACACTCTACCAATTGAGTTATAGACGCATTGGTGGGGGGAGGAATTGCAATTCCTCCCCCCCAACAGAACCCTGTATGATCAGGCGATCATGAAACGACTTCCGTCGTTGGCGAACCCGTACATGCGGGTGCCAGGGTGAGTGTCCTGCATCGAGTAGCGGATGCTACCGTTAGCACACGACTCGGTCGTGATCTCCCAGTTTCCGAAGCACTCAACCTGCGACTTGATGTCGCTGATGGTGGCCCGAAGGTTACCGACACCGAATCGGCTCTTGGCTTCCCGAGGGGTGAGGCCCTTACCGTTGGAGAGATAGTTCATGACCTTACGACGCTTGGTGGTGGTGTTGCTCATAGTGGCAATACTCCGATTGTGGATGCTGTTTTCGTTTAAGAGTCTTGGAATCGCATCCGTGTTCCTCGACTCGACTGTGTAAATTATACCAGATCTGTGTTCGTTGTCAACCCTCTTGGAGAGTTTTTCCGAAGTTTTTTAAATACCCCCTGAAGGACTCGAACCTTCGACCTGCGGCTTAAAAGGCCGATGCTCTACCAACTGAGCTAAGAGGGCAAAAGATGCGGGTGGCGAATCCCGCTTACGCCTGGAGTTTTGGGTACGGTAATCTCTAAACCGCCAAGGTGCTGGGGACTGGTTAACCTAGAACCACCTGAGTTTTTGTGTTCAGGTCACTGTCATAATAGATTATAAATTATTTAACAGTCATATATTGTTGATCATTCCCACATGGTTTACGTCCTTAGAAGTTTATGTCCTTACCAGTACTCCACTATTATACTCTAGAAGAAGTTCCTTGTCAATCCAACTAGGGACTTTATCTGGATTTTTCCATCGGGCAAATCTCAGTTTGTCTCCGATGTAATACTGCCTATAGGCTTCCACTGAATCTTGCCTCTTGTAATCATTAGGCATTGCTTGAGCAAAGGATGACCGCATAGAATCATTAGGCATGTTTTTGGGGTAGTTGACTCGAAGGTATTCGATGACATCCTGAGATCCATGCCTCTTGTCGTACCGTCGTGTGTATTCCTCGCACATTTCGAGAGCATGGATAGACAACCAGAGGTAGTTCTGTAGACTCTCCATCGTCCACTGAGTACACGGGTGTCCACGCATCGTGGACTTGTACAGGACGCTCTCACGCTCGTCTGAGAGGATCCATCGGGTGTATCTACGTCCGTTCTTGGTACGATCCTCGAAGCGATCTCCGTCGAGGCAGCGATGTGCCGTCGAGAGCATCTGTGCCGATTCGATAGGCATCTTGACGATGTGCTGATCGCACAGTTCGATTGCGGCAGTTTTTGGATTACTTTGTACGGCAAATATGTTCATTCTAGTCCTGTTCTATAGGGGGGAGTCATATCTTTGACCCTTTCATATCTTGGTTTACCCCAGCGATTATACCAGAGATCTACGATATCTTCAAGAGACCTATTTTCACACGGTCGGTAATACACTCCTCGTTTCTTTCCATGCTTTAGGTTGTTCTTCAATCCTCTTGCCTTATTATAGGCAGATATTCTTCGCATCCGAGGATTACTACCCGCACCAAAGGCACAGGAAGGAATAGGCACATCGTTCTCCTTCATCCACTTCAGCATCTCTCTGTAAGCGTCCTCAGAGACATGTTCGTGTCCGTATCCCTTCGTATACCCTAAGAACCGAAAGACGCGGTTGTACTGCGTCCCTCGTCCATACAGAGACGTTGTGATGACTCCTTGGAGGGTATCTCCGTAGGATCTGTGGTAATGATCAGAGACGATCCTAGACGCTCCTAGAGACGCTATGAGTTTGCCTATATTCCAGTACCATGCAAGAGGCTGTAGTCCAACACAGACTGACATGTCAACATACTGCCTAAGAGATCTGCCTTTTTCAGACTTATCTTTAGGCAGATTGAGGTACTCGTCTCGGACTCCAAGATTGATCACTGGACTGGCAAAAGACAAAGCACCAATCACCTGAGTATCATGGAAAACCATAAAACCAAATTTGCGGCCTGGTGCAGGACGCCAGACCGCTTTGCTAATTTCTTTCTGGATCTTTACCACTTCAGACATCGATACCAGAGACATCGATATTTTTTGGGGATCTAGATTTATTAGTTCATGAGTGTGATTGATCGGGGAGATCATTTAGGGAGGGGTGCCTCGTAAAAAACTTTAATACCCAATGCTCTAGCTAAGGCAAGTTCAGCATTTGCTCCCTTGCTCTTCTCCCACCCAGACATCATGTAGATTGCCGTACACTGATCACAGATAGAGTCCATATCCCGCTTCAGTGCGGCACGCATAAACTCATGGTCCTCGTAGCAGTTGTCTGGATCAAAGTCGTAAGAGGGCGAAGTAGGTTTGCCCTGTTCACGATCCAGTTCTGCTGGATTGATTACCTGCCAACCCTGCTCACGAAGCACACGGGCGCAACGGTCAAAGGCAGGGTAGTTGTAGTTCTCGAACCCACGCATGGGTCCTGCAACATAGATTGTTGGTTCTCGTTCCATAACAAATATCCTTGGTTAATACGCCGTCGTGGATTCGAACCACGTTTGGCCGATTATAAGTCGGCCTGAGAAAACCATTCCTCCCACGGCGCTTCAGTTCATGTAATTATACACGATACTTCACGGATGTCAAGTAGGTATATCAGGAATTCCTATGTTTATTGCTGAAGTCTCATTGAATGTGACTAGGTTAGATCCATTATCATTAATTCCAGAGAATGCACCCACATACTTTACTTTAGCCTGTGTAATGGCATTCGTCAACTCACTACTATCATTAAACATGTACACTATCAATTCGTCACCTGCTTTATAGAAAGCAGAACTTAAGAACTTATTACTGCTCCATTGCCAGTATATACTTCTAGGAAATTGGGTTTCGTTCTCAACAGTAATATCAGCTCGGAATGCCTTGCTACTGTTGCTGCATATTATACCGTGCAGATTCCTAACGCCCAAAACATCAGTTCTATAAACTTCGACAATGTATTGATAATCGGGATGATCGATCACCCATTTATGAAACGCCAACGACTCGCGGTCATCGGGTGGTAACGGATTACCGAATCGATCAAAGTAGTCCGTATTATCAGGAGACTCCTGATCGGGTTCAACGCACACGGCCATATATGTACCACAAATTAACGGTGATACAGATCCTGGTCCATAATGGTTTGCGTTAGAAGGATTTGCCTCGTGGCTGAAATCATCACCTAATTTCATATACCCATAAAGAGATTCATTTTTAGTTAGTTGAGACTCTCTAACTAATAGTGGAGTGGGAACACCAGCACATGGATCTCCATTAAAGGTATTTGGTGATTCCGGATCAATACCGAGTCGAGCATGTACTATATGAGATGGGTACGTTAGATCAAATCCAGATTGAGGATTCCACAGTAAAGGATTTGCTTCTGGTATCATGGCTAAGCTTTGTCCGCTTGGCGTACCACCAGTCTCAGTCATAAAATCAGACGGATTTGGCCAACTAGTAAGCATTTCTTCAGTTGGGCGTGGTATTCCTCCAGTAAAGTGAAGAGATGAATCAATATCAGTTGGTTCAAACTTTCCTTTTTCGCCAAGTCTTCCAGCAGACCAACCATCTCGGAAATGGAAGAACCATGTTTCTCCTAGATCTGTACCTTCGGTTGGTAAAGGAGGCCCAGCGATCTGTAACCATCCTGTAACTGTAGAGCTTGCATCATTGCCAAACGTACTACTACAAGTATTCAATTCCCTATTTACATCACCCAATGTGTTGCTATATTCCGTATCGGCGAGAGAAATATCATTAAGTTGGGATGGGTTATTTAAGGCTTGTATATTTCCAGTAAGACACACAGTAATAGGAACCAATTTACACAAATAACTGTACGCAACATAATATCTCCAACCCCCATTGGCTGACCATACTGCCATGTCCGTGGGTCGTGTTAATCCATTTCCATCCGGCCCGCTACCGGCTTCCCATTCTCCGCCAAATCCAAACTTGGAGAATACGGTAATTGGAATATCTTCTCCCTCGATGAGCCGAGGATATCTGTCTAATGCTACACCAAACTGATTCAGTCCTTGCGGGCAGGGAGTGGCCCCGTTCGACTGGGCGCCGTTGGGAGCCAAGAATGCAATAGTAGTATTAGTATTGTTTAGGAGGTATGGTTTACCACTGAAACTACCATCACCTGCACATTTAGAAACCTCAATTACCTCCAGATCTACATTAAAGTCAGGAGAAAACTGAATATCGCTTGGAAAATCAAGACAAGGCTCTGAGACCGAGTCATCCCATCTGTTAGGTTGTGTAAGAAGTGGGGGAGAAGTAGGAGTGTCCTTTAATTTGTACACTCCACTTCTATATTCAGGAACCTCAACCCAAGAAACAGGAGGTACTGCTTCAACATCATAACTCCACGTTAATGTTTTATCATCAACCTGAATTCCACCCTCTTTTAAAACAGTGGTAATACTATAAATACCATTCCCAGGCACATCTGGGGGTAAAATAATATCGTAGAGACCAGAATTTAAATCACTCACATCCGATTGCGAATCAATTATGGTGCCATCTTTAGCAAATTCATAATCGAACGTAGGTGCAACTACACCAGTAACCGTCGATGTGACTTGCAATCTATTTCCATTTACCACTTCTTCGAGAGCATCCGGACCAGTCGTGACAGTAACAGTTAAAACTCCCTCTAAATCAAAACTGATCGTGCCGAAGTCAATGATATCCATCTCGTCGAACTCTAGTTCTGGATTGGAAATTGTAATAACACATTTTAAATTATGATTTCCTAAATCTCCGGGGATACTGTAGGAGTCAAGTACATCATCTCGAATTGGGGTGGAACTGGAAATTTGTTGCGTCGTTTGGACGCCTCCAGGCGATATAGTAATCCAATCAAACTGAAGTACGTTTGTTGGTGGATCACCACCAACAGATATTGCATTAGATACCGCCACAAGGCCGACGCCGTTTTCTTTCACGTTCCCAGCCGGAGTGACATCTAACTCACCAAATGGTTCCAAGGCAGCAGATTCTTTCCACCACTGATATGTTACAGGTTCTGTGGCATTTTCTAGACCTTCGAGAACGCAATGTACTGTTTGTTCTTGTTCTTCTTCAGGGGGGTCAAGCACAGCACCAGTTGGTGTATCTGATATATGAACAGAATCTAACTTCACTGGTTCAATTTCAACTTGAGCGTCTGGAGAAGCAGCCGCCAAATTTGGTCCCTGATTGGTAGCACGAACAATCAGGTTACATTTTTTATTGTTGGTGTCATATCCATATTGAACCTGATCGGTGACATCAAACACAAATGTGGAGTCACTATCCTCTACTACCAGATCCTCAGACGTATGCGGGTAATTTTCAACGAAACCACCACCGTCTATACCATATCCAATATGACCATAGGATTCGGTGGGGAAACTGTCGCTACTCGGATCAATCCTCTGTTCATCATAACTCTCTGAAGGTTCTGGGTAATCACTTCTTCTTGTATTTTGCATCATACCAATTGGATTGGGAAGAAAAGTTCCTTCTTCGGCGGGAATACTTTTCCATCTATTGCTATTGTTAATACTACTATCATAATAATTCCAAGTAGCATTAGGAGTAGCGTGACGACTTAAATTTAAAGCCTCAAGAGTTAACGAATCAGGCCATACGTTTTCAGGAAGTTCCTGTGGCAACGGCGATCGGCCGGGACCGTCGAACAGACTAAGAAATAAATTATGCGTCGGGTCGGTTTCTTCCATTAATTCTAATTCTAAAGTTGCTTCTTCTATGATAGCGTCACTAGGAATTGAACTAAGATCGAAAAATACACAAGGCCTATTTGGAGCGTCCTGATTGTATTTGATAGATCCTCCAACTGGAGGTCTTATTGATGGATCTCCTGAGTCTGTTGTTGCATCATCAGTAGCAAGACCAATAGCGAGAACGGGAAACACGGCGGATGGCTTCGGCACATCATCACCTGCTATTATATCTTGATTGTTCGGATCGCCAACCACACCCGTTTGCATCAAAGGACTTCCACTATAATACAAAGTCGTCGAATCCCCCTCCATAAGAGTGAGATCGACGACTATATCTTCTATTGTTTTTTTAACAGCCTTACGAGACGAAGCAGCCCGTAAAGTTGGATTGAATTCTCGACGCATTCATATTCTCCACATAAGAAACCTTAGTTATATATGCAGAGAAGTAATACTAGATCAACAATCCGAAGAAGAAGTCCATTCAAATGAAGTTTGACCTGGAATAGAGACCGACAACATAATCTTACTCTTCTTGTTATTCACATGTCCGTTCTCATTCATGTGAAGATAATTAGAACGCTGTCTATCCTCATCATGTCCAAGACGATAGTTAATCTCTGTGAGAGGAGTTCTATCATAGGTAAGCATCTGAATCTTCTCTTGGGCTTCCTTATGCTTGAAGTGCCACTCCATAATAGACTTTGCACTAGCAATAGCCTCAGTCTCATTGGTTCCAAGTGGAATGTCAATGTGTAGACGATATTGATTGTTCATAATTTAATCTTCTTTCTTTTTAGCCCTGGCTTTATACGACAAGGGTCTTTTCTTTTTCATGGGTAGATTGTCTCTCAGTAGAGACATAACTTTAGCCAAGTCTTGATGACCTAGTTCATCTAGTAGATATTTTTCATAAGCAATAACAGCAGACTCTCCAATTTCTATCAAATCCGCCAACCACTCTTCGTGATCCTCTGGATATGTAAATGCTTGTGATCTTTTGGGTGTAGCCTTTTTCTTTGCCATGAATTGATCCCTTTCTGGAAATCTTCGATCTCGGTTCTTCGGATCCATACGACTCTCCTATCAAATCGTTCACTTTATACATGACAAAAATAATTATTACTACAGGGGGTTAAATGTTTTTATATTTTCTGCCGAAGCTTCCATTTTAGCAATTTCGGATATAGCTTCTGATACATTAACTTCATCTAAGTGATCATATGTTTTACACACATGTCTAATACAATCGTAAACTTCAGAAAATGATTCTACAGGAACTAACCTGTCTTCAACTTTTTCTAATATTGTATATGCACCTTGATACCAATCAATACCTACTGATTTACCTGCCATCATTAAGCCTCCGTTAAAAATTGTGGGGTGCTAAATGTTTGCACGGATTCCACGCGAAAGGACCTCCATTCTTGTAGATCCGTATCGAACACCCGAATGTTGGATTGTGTTTGTGGAGCAGTAGCAGACTCAACCTCGTTCAGTGACTGACGAGAAGGAAGTCTGTCAGGATGTAGAGTACAATTCATACTACGAATGCTCCCGTCCTTCTTTTCAAAAATGACACTGCAAATGCCACGATGAAGATTCTCAATCATTTGTTCTCTATTCATTGTCTACTCCTTATTATTTAGTAGTACTTAAAACTAGCAACACAGAAATTATAACTTAAATTAATAAATCTGTCAAGTAAAAAAGAACGGGTTTCACCGTTCTTTGTTGAGTATTCTTTTTACCTTATTCCAGTATTTGTTTGTCGCTGTTTTCTTTTTATATCCGTTCGGTCCACCGTTGTGGATGCGAGCAATATCTTCTTGGGTTGGTTCGCGTCCAAGTCTTCGCTTGGTTGCGTATCGCTTCATGTAGGAACGCACAATAGAATCAGCATAAGTAGGATCATAGCAGTCCAAATACTTACCCTGTAGGTTAGAATGCTCCACAGCGTCTTTCCAATAAAAACGCCAAATCTGATACACACCAATAGCATTACCACTATCACCAACAGCGTTAGGATCGTTGTTAGATTCGACGATTCGAATGGCAGAGATAACGTCATCTAGTTCCTTATCAGTTAGAGAGTATGCGGGAGAAGATAATACAAGAAGAGAGATCAGGAAAGTTTTCATCGTGACCTCGTATATTCTCGGTTCAATCGCCGAATGTTTTCTTTACCAGATGCAAAGACAAGTTCACCAGCAGTCTTGTGACTGTAGATCATCCGTCCAACCACACGTTCAGTATGGTTGTCTGCACAGTTCACACAATAGTCTGTATCGGGGAGTGCTTCCATACGAGCGGGAGCAATTGGGTTGTTACAATCAATACAATTCATAATTTTTACGGAAGGGGTCTTGGTCTACCCCAGTCCTGATATCTTCCAGATAGGGTGGTAAAATAATGTTGATTTCGGCGATATCGTTTTAGATACAGCCTAATACGGCGGATACGGAACAGTCTTTTGAACAAATGAGATTTCGTAATAGGGATTCAATCGAACCAACCTTCTCTCTTCACAATACGAGTAGTGATTATTTCGGCACCACGTTTATGCATGTTACGCTGTTTGGTAATTCCTTTCCCTAGTGCCGTTCTAGGAATACCTCCATGTTTTCGTATTGCTCCACCTTCTCGTTCTGCTTCCAAATCAAACTGATCAATCACTCGCTTCGGCATTTGCATCCTTATACTTCTGTTGCAATTCTAACCATATGGACTTTTCTCGATCGCACTCTGCGATCCTTTTGTTAATTATACCACAAAGTTTGTCCGAGTAGATGTCATGACAAGACATTCTACCATAATTGTTGATAAAAATTGCAGTAGTCCCATCCCAAAAAGTTCTTTCTTGCCATTCAAGATGTGACATATTGATCTTCTCTCCTGATCATGAAGTAATTCCATGAGTATCCTTCTTCCAGTTTCGCCGATCCTTACGGACATCCTTGTCGGATCTTTCACCCCAAGTCTTCGATCGGTTTGCTGGTCTGCCTGATCCGTCCTTATTCCAATCGGATCCTCTTCGACTAGTTGTACGCTTCATTCTGAGTTTTCCATATCAATTCGAGCCGCCGATCGTTCACGCATGAATCTTCCTACTATACGAATTGCATCATATCTATCGATACCAAATAGTCCTTCGATGATCTTCGCAGAATTCTGCATAGACAGTTCCATATCTTCGTCGAGAAGTTCTACAAGATACGCATAGATCTCGGGTTCATTTTCAATTCTTTCTGACATCATCATCCTACGATCTCCATTGCTACAATAAGACTAAGTAAAAAAACTAAAAACCACTTTGTAAGCCAGTCGCATATTGAATTATTAGTATTTTCTTTATCTAGTTCATCCATTTCAAATTCCAAACGGTTCGAGAGTAGCGGGAATCTCCATGGCTTGCTTGATTCTTTGCATTCTTCCAGCATCGGGTAGTCCTGCTGCTGGAACAACCGTAACATTAAAAGAAGTAGAACCACCAGCGGCAAGAAGTTGATCTTTACTATACCAATGCTGTTCTTCGGTTACGGGGTGAATGCCAACGAGAAAATCAATACCACGATCGACGTAGTAAATCTTTTCTTTCTGATTATTTCGGAAATACAATTCGATGTTGGTGAACGGACGCTCATGCTCAAGAGCAATGCCATCATTGTCGTAGTGCTTACCACCACGCTTCAGAGTCTTTACCTGAACATTATACACGGTCTTGTTTACGTCTGTAAGATGAAGATCGACATGGCCACCCGTTGTCATCGCAGCCTCGTAACCCTTCTTCAATGCATGTGCCGCACAAAAATATTCGGCCCACTTTCCCTTCATGTTCGCCAGTTGTCCTTTGTACGGTTGTGATTTATTCGTCATTCGATTTGTTCTCCCACACTCTGATGTAGGCTCCATGTGCGTTCAGCGCCATTTTTTTCCGCTGATTTTTTCGATGTTCTGTGATAGCGTGCTTCCGCAATTTTTTACAGAGAAGAATTCCTTCTTCGTACAATTTTATCATATTTTCACACTGATTGATAACAGATTCAGGATCTTTCATAGCATTTATCCAAACTTTCAATGCAGTTCATACAAATCACCCACCATAAAACTAGGAGGCGAGCGGTCATTCCCCACACTTCTAATGATTCACTCATTTTTCTTCTCCTGTTCCTTTTTCTGTTCTTGTTCATCCCTCTCACGCTGGAGTTCTGCCGATTCGTATCGATTTTCCATCAGCAGTTTCCAATATCGTACTCGTCGAGATCACCATCTTCGAGTTCTTCGCATTCGTTGTATAGATTCGATAGCATCGTCTGTTGATCCCAGTAACAATTCATGTAGTTCTCGCGTGCCTTCTTGATCGCTTCTTCTTTGGTCATATCACCATCAGACATTACCGCATCTCCAGTATTCATCGGCCAGTTCGTATTGCAGTTGACTTGCTTCTCGTTCGCCTTCGCCCTTCCATGATCCGCGTTCCCACTGCCAGAGATGTACGCATTCGTGGAACACCGTAGCGAGCATGTCGCGGATCGGCTGATCGACTGCAATGTCAATCACATAATCCACATCGTCGCTATGATCCCATTCGTAGCATTGTCCGTAACACTCGATATCCTTGTATTGCCGTGCGTTCGTGGTAATACCGACGTTCTCGAAACTATGATAATGATCGTTGCGTTGCATGTTGTAGCGGTTCAGGAACCATCGAATGGCATCGACGACCATGATACCTTGATCCTTTGTACAACCCGACTTAGGATACCCGATAATGTAGTTCTTCTTTTCGTACTTCATTTGTCTTCCAGAATGTCTATGATTACAGGGGTTTCGTAGTTGAATTCATCAGACGACTTGTAGAAGTTATACAATACATCGCCGATACTGGCGCCATCGCCATTCCAAGTAAAGAGTTCAGATGGTTCCGATTCCATTTCGTATTTGATCGTGTAGTTTTTCATTCGGATGATTGTACCATAAGAACCACCGAGATACAAGAGAGGACGAGAGTAATACAGACAATAATTGAGTTAATTTCGGAAAGGGTCATAGTTCAGTCCAATGTTTGCCTGCCACTAGAAAATCAATAATTATGGTAGGCCTTCCAATCTTCCTTCTCAACCTCTTCGAGGCTTGGCATATCTTTGTGTAGTGTAGTGGGGAAATCCCTGTCGATCTCGATGTTCGTCTTGGGAATAAACTGAGTGAAATTAGCGAAGTGGGATTCATCCCACAGGTTTCGTGCTTCATCATCAGTCATGTAGCGAACATTTTCGAAAATGGACGAACAAGAAGGATGAGGGCTCCAACACTTATTGACCTTGTTCCAAACTTCAACAACCACCTTGAAATTGGCTTTAGAAGAAGTTACAGTGACTCCGCATTGATAACGAGTGAATCGGACTATAACACGACTGTGTGATGTCTGGTGATTGCTACGAAGATAAAACTCACCAACCAAAAAGTGATTGGGGATGCCACTGTGCTTGATTAATGGCGGGGTATGATGTAGAGCATCTTCATATTCATTCATGGTGTTCACCATCCTTCGTTGGAGTCGTGGCGGGACACTGCGTCCCATGTGGGTTCAATCGGATCATATCCGCCGTCATAGTCATCGTCGTTGGAGTCGCACGAATTGTACGGCTTCGTCATCGCCACACAATCGTCGAGATAGTCGCCGAGTTCTTCCTTCGTGGTGATTCCGTATTCTGCCCAGTGGGTGAGACACTGGGTCAGCATGAACCCACCCTTCGCCTTCTCGTTGAGAAAAGCGATGTAGTCGATGAGTTCTTTTGCTTCTTTGGTGAATGTCATGATCCCGCTCCTTCTAATGAGTTATCGATCCATTGTTCGTATCGTGCTACGCATTCGGTTTTCCAATCGTCCGAATCGAAGTCCTTACAGTATCCTGCCACAGAAGTGTCCTTCGTCTGTCGTAGACTGAACAAGGAAAGTGCGATATCGTCACTCACGCGGACGAAATCGCGTCCACGACCGCTCGGGCGACGATCTTCGGCTGATCCGATGTACCACCAGAGATCCGTACCATTTTCGAACGTGTCAGATTCCGTCATGTAAAGAAAACATTCGGGATCGAGTTCCATTTTCGTAATGATTTTCATATTAGCCTCCT